GACGCAGACCAGCTACAGATACATCTCGTGGTATAGCAGCGGCTTCAGTCATGCCCTTAGTAAGACTGTCCATTGACAAAAGCTGTTCTCTGCCTACGCCAGCGCCGCTGATCCTTTTGCCGTAGATATCCACAGCTTCCGGATACATCTTTTTAAGTAAGAATGCTGCCCTGCGAAGCTCAGCTATGCCGAACTGGTTTGCCCTCTTCCCATTTTCGTCAACAGATATTTCAAGACCTTTCCCAGACTTGCTAGGCATAATCTCAATAGGAACCTTGCTGCCATTGCCAGTGTGGAAAATAAATTTTTTCCATCCGTCTTCTTCTCCAGCTTCTACCAAACGAGGCTTAATAGACATCTCGTCCCGAAGACCTCTAAGATGATCTAGGCCCGGAGCGCCGCCAGGGGTTTCTGCTAGTTCTGCGATATTGCGGTCCAGAACCTCAAGTGCTTTTGTAGGCGCAACCTTGGCATCACCTGCCGCTTTTTCGGCAGCCGTATATGCAGCGTTTACGCCTGCCTTGCTTTGCGTGATATACGCTTGCGCCCCGCTCTTGACAGCTTCTCCTGCACCTTCTGGATCAAGCGCCTGACCAACTCGCGCGGCAATAGCATTACGTGCGCTTTGTGCTTGCTCCACAGTGCGTGCGCTGGCGGTGATGATTGGCGAAGCGGAGATAGGGGCTTGTGCCGCGGCAGACGTAAGGCGACGCGTAAGCGGCCCACCCACATCTGCGGGCAACGCGTCAATACCCAGCCGCTGCGATGCTGCCGCTACTTGCTGACCTTCAGTTGCAGCCGGTGCAGCAGCGCGAGCGACATTGGCGCGAGCAACCCCGACCTGCCCCAAACCCAACCCAGCAGCAGCACCCATAGCGCCCTCAGTGACAGCACCCGTTAGCGCTTCGCCGGGATCTTGCGCACCCAGCGCACCGTGTGCAGCCCCGTAGCCGCCGCCAACAGCAGCCATGCGGTTGCGAACGGCAGATGCTGCGATCGTGCGCGCTTCCTGCATGGTAGCGCCAGCACGCAGCGCATTACGGCCTGCGTTGAAGCCAACGCCTTCCAGACCCGTAGGAATGGCAAGCGAGCCAACAAGTGAACCTGCAATACGCGCGCCGGGATTATCCCGGTAATCGCCCTGCTTTGCGCCCTCGGTCATATCGCGCTGGAAATCGTACTGCGCCCAGAAGCCGCGCTGATCTGGCGTATCGCTCAACTGATTGTCAGCCGCACGTGCCAGCGCCGTAATGTTGTCCACGCCGGGGATGACGTCGATAACGCCACGCGCAGCCGCCATGCCCGCGCCAGGGCGTAGGTCTGCAGGTACGTCAGCCATATTGGCGGTATCAGGAAAAGCGTACGTAACATCGGTGGAAAACTGACCACCATTCTGTTTCGCCTGATCCCGTGCTGCGACATATTCTTCCATGCTGCGCGTAGGAGCTAGACCCTTGCTAGCCATGTACTGTGTGATAGTTGCAGCGTCCGCAGTGCGGTACAGGCCTTGCAACGTAGCTTCGTCTTCCGGCGATAGCTTGGACAGCGGCTGTGCTGCTTGGTTAAAGCCAATATCGCCCTCTACAGGCGCTGCCACTTCCATACCTTGCTGCTGCGGTGCATCCGCCTCAAACCCAGGCGGGGGAGGCGGCACATCACCAGCTGCATCCTGCGGCATATCCTGCGCAGGAGCGTCTTCAGGATGATCGTCAAGAACAAAACCATCGGGCGGGGGTGGTCCACGGAAACTCACTGCATCGGTACCCAACGGTTGCCCTGAAGCATCATTTTCTGTCCGGTCTTTGGATTGGTAGCGGTACGCGGAACAGCGCCCCCGCCACCACGGTAGTTGCCACCAACGTTCTGACGCAACTCATTACGAACCTGCCGCGGCGCTGCCTTGGCCTGTTCAATTTCCCTCATCATCTGCTGCACGACAGCACGATAAGAGTTCTGATCCATTGCCGTATTCAACAGCTCGCGTGCGTGCTCCTTGTCGCTAACAGTAGGCGCACCCGAAGGGCTAACTGCACGCGCATAGGTGTTTACCAAACCGTTGTTGGCCGTCACAAACCGCCGCAAACGAACATCATTGGTACCGTTGCGCACTGCCTGTTCTGCCTTGGCAAATGGCACCCAGCCAGCGCGCGGCAATGCGTCAGACGCCTGCACGGCAAGCGGAGCCAGCTTCTGCGCTTCAGTAGCTGCAATCTCGATTGCCGCAATGCGCGTGCCAGTCGATCGCTCGCTTGCCATAACGCCGCTAAAGTCAGCCATCTGCGCTGCAATATCGCGCCCGGACATGCCAGCGGCCTTTGCCTTGCGCGCTATCGCTGCACGGACTTGCGCGATCGTCTGACTGCCCTGCGCACCACGACCCAGACCCTGCATGACGCTCTTATCGCCAGAGAGGTATTGCTCAGCCATCGTGTCAATCGCGTCTTGCCCAAGCTTCTGAGTGTCAGCAGGACCACCGGGGATCGCCTCCAGCGTTCCATCGCGCTTAAACCTGTAGCCAGACGGTGCATTGCCCTGCGCCCCATTAGGGTTGCCCTTCGATGTGTAGAGAACCTTGGTCCCATCGCCATTGAACTTGGCTTGCGGCGTTGCAGGCGCACCGCCCTTGACCGGCAGACCCTCGATGAGCGTCTGTACGTTGGTCTGGCCATTGCGCAGCTTTCGCGCGACCAGTGCAGCCGCAGCGTTCAAGCCCGCTTCCTTGGTCGGGAACTTCTTGTAGCTACCATCACCATTGCGAAGGTTGCCAGGGTTGTTGTTGCGATCTGCAAGCGAACCCTTACCACCTTCGCTAAGCGTCATTGCTTCCGCAATTTTCCGCGGCGACAGCTTGGAAATGTCATCGGTAGGGCCAACGCCAAGGAACTTGGCTGCGCCACTGATCTTGTTGTCAACCGCGGTGTCTGGATTGTCGCCACCATTACGGGTGCGCGGCGTCCATCCGCCCGTAGTTCGGCCAGACGGGGCGGCTGCACTCCCGCTTCCATTCGAGGGTGCCGCCGTCCCGCTAGCGATAGATCTTGGATCACCTCCTCCCACTTGAACAATGGACTCAGAACCGTCTGCGTTCTTAATGGTCTTGTACTCGACCTTAGAAGCGGCCTGCCGTACAACCTCACCAGTACGTTCATCATAAATCGTGCTATCGCCGGTCGACGCGAAATGCTTGGCGTTCTCGCCCTGCGCTTTGTCGATCGCCGCGGCATATTCAGGATCAATCACATACAGCTGACCCTTGGCAAAAGCCTGCACCTGTTTGAGCGCAGAAGGTTCGTTTGCATTGATAGCCGAAAGCATATCCTCGGCTTCAGCCGTATCATGTCCTGCCGCCTTCTCAGCCGTGATCATCGACTGCAACTGCTGCGTTACAAGCTTTGTGTTGCCCGCGCCTGCAACACGCTCAAGGCCCGAGAAATACGTCTTGTGCGCGTTAAGCACAGGCGCATCCAGAAGCTGCTTCTGCTTCTTGAGCGTTTCCACCTGCTCGGGGAACTGGAGCGCGATCTTGGCAAGGTTGCCGTCGCTAGGATCGCCGCCGAAGCTGGTCATAGCAGTCTGGAACGCCTGCATACGCTGCGCCTGCGCCTGCTCTTGCGTCATCTGCTGCTGCGCCGCCTGGTTGCGCAACTGCATCCCTTGCGTCTGCGCATCCTGCTGCTGGAAATCGGACACAGTGCGTCCAAGCCCAGCGCTCTGAAGCATACCCTGGATAATTGAGGATGGATCTGTTGCCATTACCAGCCAAGAGCCTTTGCGCCGCTACCACCCGTACCAAACTGCGAACCGAGCTGGCTAATAACACCCTGCAAAGCTGCATACGGTGCAGCTGCGCCGGTAGCATTGGCATTGCCCAACATGCTCTGCGTCTGTGCCTGCTGTCCGACATAGGCCTGCGATGCACCCGCTACGCCGTTCGTCGCACCCATGCCGGTATTCACCAGCCCCCCAAGATTGGAAAGCTGCTGCTGGATCGTGCTGGCAAGCGTGTTAGCGCCGAAGTTCGCCAAGCTGTTCTGCGTGTTCCCGCCACGCAGCCCGCCCGTAGCAGCACTGTTCTGCAGGATGGCATCCGAACCCTGATTATACAGCGCCTGAAACCCCGGCGATGCCTGCAATGCACTGATTGCCTGCGCCTGCGCGTCGTTGCCCGCAAGACCGGTAAGCTGCTGCATACCGCCAAGCGCCTGCGTTCCTACCGCCTGGAACGGCGCGTAATTGGCCTGCGTGATGTTGAACTGACGTTGCTGCTCCTGCAAAGAAGCCTGCTGTGCAGCCGCCTGCGCTTTGGCTGCCTTGCTTGCGCCCTTGCCTCCGGTAATCCCGCCAAGGATAGACGCACCTGCGCCAATGAGTGCACCAGCCATTAAGCAGCCTTCATTTCAAAAATGACATGCGTGTCATCCGCACCTACGACCTTGGCACCGATCAAATGGTTAAACATGATTGCGCGCTTGTTTTCGTGGGGCGTTGCGCCCCAGACAATGCGTGCTCCATGCGCAAACATCCACGCTACCATTTCCTTTGCAGCATCGATCGCCTTGCGTCCGCGGCACGTCGGCGCGAACATGGTATGCGCCTGAAAGCAGTCATCTGCGGTAATCTCGAAGATCGCCACCGCATCCTCGCCATTCGACAGGATTACGCCGCCGATTTCAGCGTTGCGCTTGCCTTCGATAGCGGAAAAGTCCATCGCCTCGCCGTCCGGGCGGATGAAAGGCCGCACGTCTGCATCGTTTGCGATTTTGTTGATAAAGGCGACATCGCGCTCGACACGGACCATCTTGCATCTCGCAAAAACGCCCATCGGAGCAAGGCTATGGTTCCGTCCGATATTGTAGACTAGCACGGGTGTTGGAAGGTGGCAAGCGTGTTAAGCCTGACGCCAAGCCACCCCGCCGCCTGACACCTTATAAAACTCCCCAACAACAACGCCACCGGCAGCGGCGGCGGCATCATTGGCGTACACGCCCACACCTGACGTCAGCGCGATGCCTGAGTGCAGAACGTCAACATCGGTGTCACCCAACAGATTGAACGTCAGCCTGCATCCTTGTGTTGCCTGCACGATATAAAGCAGCGCAAGGATGACAGCATTGCCCGTGTCGGTGATCGTCATGCTGTTGGGATCAACCGCCAGCACACGCTCATTATTCAACGTGGCGTTAGGCGACAGCGTAACCACCGTTGCATCGTTCAATGCGTCCGTAGCCTCGGTGGCCGCGGTAATCGCCTCGATGTTGCTGCCAAGCAGCCGGAACAACCCCTCGAACGCCAGCACGGCTTTGGGGTTGTTCGGGAACAAGCGTGTCAGGTCGTCGCGGGTTAGCGGGGATGCTATCATGCCCCCAAAGCCTCAACAGTAGCATTCAACCCAGACCAGCCCGCCAAGGTGCTGCCTTTGAAGCGCAGGCCGATGTAATTGCGGAACCGCTTGTGCGGATTGAACTGCACACGCTGCGTGCGGTTGTTCTTCGGGACGCGGCACGCACGCGGTAGGCCCCACGTCTGGCCATCCAGTGTCATGGATAGCATTACAGAACCTGTCTCACCGCGTCCTGGCAGACCCACCAGTTCCAGATCATGCACGATCGCACCCATGCCTTGATTATACAACAGGCGCGTGTCGAACTGCCACGCCTGCGGATCTCCGAACTGCGTCACAACCGTCTCATCCAACACGCCAAGCTTGCTGCTGGTCGTGTCACCACAGATCCACTTGCCATAGCACAGCACTGCGTTCTGCAAACGGTACTGGCTGTTCAGCCCCAACCCAGACGTTGCCACATACCACACAGGCTGCTGCGTCAGGCGTGAGGCATTGGCCATGTATACCAGCGTCTTGTCAGGCAAATGGATCAGCAAACGGCGCTCGTCCCGGCTCATACGCTGCTCAAGACGGATCGACGTAGGATCAGCCACCTTGGCCAACTCATCATCGATAAACCGTGTACCAATCTTGGACGCAGATCCCCCGTCAAGCAAATACACCGACAACGCTTCGTCACGCCCAGATCCAACGAATGCCATCGTCTGCAGGAACGCGCACTTTGCACCCGGTCCCACGCACCCCACAGGCACCGTAGCACCGGTATTAGCCGTAAACGGGAAGCCAGAGCCGCCCGTGTTGCTAAATACCTGAATGGTATAGCGCCCAAGCGCGTACAGCTCGCCGCGCAGCTTGAACAAGCCCGTTACCATATCAGGGTCAGCCTCGGCAGAACCATACTTGAGCGGGTCAACCTGCGTGGCATCGCTAAGCTGCGTCACTACGATCGAAGTACCGTCCGTCGTGATATAATAACCCGACATCCACAGCATATCGACCACAGGGCCTAGATCCGGGTCCGTCACCCAAATCAGCGTGGAACCATCCCAATAATACAGGCGCGTGCCGCTGCGAATGGCGAGCCGGTCAAATCCGTAATCCATGGTGACGTAACCGCCATCACCGACGTTCCCGAGCGTGGTAATAACACCCGCCGCGGACACGCGCACAAGCTGGTTGCCCATCACACGGTAAAGCTGGTCATTCCAGTTAATGCCGCCACGGTCAGCGCCTGGGCCTGTACCGAACAGCGTAGCGCCGGGGGCTGAACGCATATAGCCTTCAGACAAGCCGCTATTAAGCGGCACCGGCTCTAAATTGATTGGGTATGACAACGAGAAATCGCCAGACTGCGTGGCTGCAATCCCGCTCAATATTGGGACAGCAACCATTACTGCGCCACTTCGTCAGTGGGCAACGTGTTGGTGAAATATGACCTACCTGCAGTAAACCCACGATTACCCGACCCGCGCGGCGTTTGACGCCCAAGCTGCATGGAGGGGATCTTGGTATAGTTTGACCGCAACAGCGTCCACGCCATGGCCATAGCGCCATTGGCTTCCGCTGGCAGCGTCTTGCCAATTGTAGGCGCAATGCGCCTTGCCAGCATGGTAGCGACAGCATTCAACGCAGCATCAGGAATGCCGCTTTCTTCTTCTGGCGTGCCATGCGTGCCGTTGGTTGGAAAGTTAAAGCCAAGGTCAATTCCTAGCCCGATCCACTCGGCAAGCATGGCATCCAGACGGCGCAAAGCCGCATCATATTCTTCCGGCGTAAGCTCGAACTCATAGCCTGCCTGGCCGCATTCCTCATATGCAAGCTGGATGATGTCGCGCTTGGACGGCCCGCCATACAGAGGAATGCTTACCATTATTCGGCTCCTGGCTCGTCTACCGCCTTCGGTGGCCTACCACGACGCGGCGCATCATTCAACATCGTCTGTGCAGACAGCTGCGCCTTCAACTCTGCAATGAGTGCATCCTTGTCGCTCATCGTCGGCATATCGTTGCCGTCAATGGTGCGGGTCCAGCCATGCTCGGATGCTTCTGCTTCCTCAAGCTCGTCATGCACAATGACAGTTTCAACACCCTTATGCCCCTGAATAGGCAGCGGCATGTCAAGCAGCTTGTGGTCCGCGGCTTCACCCGAACGATACAACATCCGCGGATAATCAGCGCCCAAACCCGGACGATCGCCGGGAATGCCAGCGAGTTTCGCCTGCGCCACCTGTGCGGGGCTAAGTTCTAGTTCGCGTGCCATTACTTCTTGCCCTTGTTAGCTTTGTACGCAATCAGCTTCGACCGATCGCCGGTGCGCTCTGCGTCCTTCTCCAGCTTCTCAAGCGCCTTGTCGCCGCCAGAGACGTTCGCCGTACCCTTCAGGATCGTACCAGCTTCAGGAGCTGCAGCACCTTTACGTTTGATAACCATCTGCTTCTCCAATTGGAACATCAGCTTGAGGCGGATAACGGGGTCACTCTCATCTGCGATCTTGTCGAGGATGTGGCTGTTACGCCCCAATCCGGCCACGACCTTTGCGGGATCATCCGCATAGCGCACGATCGCACCCAGATAATCCGCACCCAGCGAGTCAATCACCGATTGCTCATACTTTTCGATATCGCGCATTCCCATCTTTGCCGCATTGGCACGATAGGCAATGTTCTTTTTTTCGAATGCCTGTTGCTGCGTGGTCTGCTGTTCCGTCTGCGAACGTTCGGCTTGCTCAGCCTGCCGCTTGCGCTCTGTCCACGCCAGCAAGTCAGCCTCGAACTTGTCGGGATCACCTTCGCAATCCTCCCACAGATCCGGCTTCTTGCCAATGTCAACAGGCTTAGGCGCAAGCCGTGCCTCCAGTTCCTTGATACGCTTGTTACGCTCGCGAACCTCAGCGCGCAGCTTCTTGGCTAGGTGCGGCTCCTCATCCGGCTCGTTATCGCCTTCGACTTCAATGTCGATGCCAAACTCGTCTTCTTCGCGCGCCTTCTGCTCTTCGTCGTCGCGCTCATAGCCGATCTCATCGCCGTTCTCGTCAAAGTCAGCGTCTGTTGGCGCTTCTTCGGTCAGCTCCAGGATGTCGTCATCCTGTTCGTGTTCGTCGCTCATGCCTCAAGCTCCATGTTGATAAAGAGCCGCGCTTGATTCATCGCAAAATGCGCTTTTTCAAACTCTGCCATTGCACTTCGCAGATTAACGCTCTTACGCTTAGTATGAAGATCAAGCACCTCTGCCTTAGCCTCTAGAATGTCGCTCATGATTTCTGGAATGCTCATGCTTCCACCCCAACCATGAAGTCATAAAACACCTTGGCGGCTTCCATAACCTGCTTGACCCCTCCGTTATCGCCATAAGCCTGCAGCGCCATCGACAACGCCTCGATGCGCAACTCACGATCGTCTGGGTTGGTGTATGCGAAGGTCAGGCCGCCTTCTTCTGTTGGTACTAGCGTTTTCATGCTGCTTCGCCCTTAAGGAACTTGAGAAAAGCATCCGCATTGCCAGTTATGAACATTCTGGGGTCAGCAGCGTGCGCCTGCACCGCATACATCAGCGCCTTTTCGCGCAGTTCCTTGTCGTTTGCGCAAACCGGTCTGGGGGGTGGCGCTCTCTCAATTTTAGGTATCGCAGTGCTGTCCTCAGCACCTTTCACCCAGCGCATATTAACAGGATCGTAGTAGTCCGCCACGGTATTCTCCAACGCCCGATTAACGCTCGGCGGTCAGCGCATGTGCCTTGTACCCTATCCACACACTACTTGCTAGTAGCGGTTTTCTCAGCGTGATCCTGCTGCCTACGCTGCATCATGATTTCATGCCCAGTCTTGATGGTTTGGTGATGCATATCGAAGTCCAGCTTACGCGCCTGCGCCTCCTTCAGCGCAGCGCCAGACAGCTTCGACTGGATCTCTGCCTGGTCGTTGGCTGGGGACAACCCAGACGGTGCCTGCGGTGCCTTCTCAGGACCACCAACGGCTTCCGCCTGCGCAGTCTTGAGATGTGCATCAGCAAGCGTCTGCGTTGCCTTAGCCTGGTTAAGCATGGACTCCGACTGCAGCTTACCAGCCTGCGCCAACATAGCCTGCTCAGTGGCAGGCGGCGGCTGCTGACCTTGCTGCTCTTGCGCCTGCTGGATCTGCGCTTGCTCTTCCTTGGTAGGCTTGACAAGGCCAATGCCAATGCCTTTGTTGCGGGCAAAGTCCTTCATGTCCTGCGAACCTTCGCCATTCATGTTGATCACGGCATTAAGCAACGCAGCCTGTGCCAGCTCCGTATCTTGAATGCCGCCAGCAATCTGTGCCAGTTCCAGCATCTGCTTAACGGTCTTGCCGCGCGCCGTGCTGGTAGACTCCTGCACATCCGCCACAACCTTGAACGAACCGCGCGCCAGATCATTGCGGATCTTGTAAACGCCAGCCTGATCGATATGCGGCTGCATCAGCTCAGCTTCGCCGTCCTGACCATCCATGCTGATCGTCTCGACCTTGCGCCCCGGCTCGAAACAAACCTCGCGCGCCATGCCGAGGTAGATCTCGCCTTCTCGCGCGATCGACTGACGCATATTGTCCAATGCAATGCCCGACTTTGCATCAACACGCGCAGCAGCAATGTCCATTGCATCCGCAGACACATTGGCCTTCACCTGATCCGCATTGTCATCCTGGCTGGTAAGGTCATTGCTGGCAATCTGCAACAGTGCCGCGGTCGACGGCTGTAGCTGGGTCGGCTCTATCATACCGATAGGACCCTGTGCCACGATATCACCGGCACCATTACGCACCGCCAACAGACGACGGAACGGGTGACGGTTCATATTCCCGTCTGCCCATTCCTGTGCGATCGTCGGCGTTAGCTGCTCATCAAGCAAGATAGGCACAGGATACGGCGCAAGGCTCTGCGTCTCGACCACATGGCCCACGCTTGCATTGTAGATACGCTGACGGTCCTTGAACTTGCCAACGTACCCGCGCCACCGCTCCTGATTATCCACATAGTCACGACGGAAATACACCGGCACGATCGGAATGTTGGGCCCTGCGATATAGCCGCAGTCCTTGATGACCTTCGTGCCGTTCAAGATGTACTTGTGTACGCGCGTGCGCTTGACGTCCTTGCGCTTGTCCTTCCACCCAAGAGCGTGCAGATCCTTGATATCATCATCATCAAGCTCGCTCAGGAAGAACGCCTGCGTTTCCTGGCTCTGCTCTTGCGTGAACGTAACGCGCTTGTCCGCTACCTGCTCAACCTCATAATACTCAGCCGTGCGCACGATGTCCGGCGTGTACCAGTCATATGCGTATCCGGGCGAGGATACAGGCCAATCCTCTACGTTCTCTTCGCCCCACTTCTCTACGGCTTCATCGCGGTCGTCGGCAGATACGATAAACGCCCAAGGCGCGTCGCGTTTGTCGTACAGGACAGACGGACCGAAATAAACCGACTGGTCAGCATCCACGATGGCCATGCCGGGATTAACGCGCTGCTCCTCGGAATCCGGGTCATCTGGGTTCTGGTAGTCGGTCGTGAGACGATATGCGCCGAATCCGCCACGGATAGCCTCCTGGAATGCGTTGTCGCGTGCTTGCTGCGACTTGAAATAATAGCTGTCCGCCCGGTGCATCCCGTCCAGCGTGTCCGCCGTATCGCTCTCTGCACCGCTACCGGGGATGAAGTCAGGCGTCAGGCGGTTCTGCCTGTAGTCCGTCTCCATTTTCTCCAGGCTAGGCGTGATCTTATCGATCTCAGGGCGCGGGCTATTTTCGTACTGCTCGCCCCACACGCCTTCCCACATCGCGCCTTCGATCGTGACGAACCGGCGATCTTCAAGCGAAATGCGCCGCATCTCCATCTGTGGGAGTGCAACGCTATCGAACCGCTTCAGTGCGCGCTTGTGGACCGCTACGAGGTCACGCTTGCTCGCCTTCTTGGAAGACGTTTCGCTTTCGGGCAGGGGTTCGTCTTCGATCATGCGCGGTAGCATAGCTTAGGTGTGGAGAGGCGTCAATTAGCCTGCCAGTAATCATCCACTACGGCGGCAGGCTCTGACGCGTTCTCTATGTCTAACCACAGCGCATTCGCTTTGTCGCCGTATACAGGTAGGATGACTCCAAGGCGATTAATAATCAGATGCCCGTCATAACGAGTGACAGTGTAAGTAGGGTTAAAGTACTCTTTCTTGATGCAAGCCATTGTCTATCTCCGTCTCTGTGCCTCCCTTCTATCTAGGCACAGAAACCATGTCAACACCTATCTTCGAGCAAACGCACTTTTCATGCTGGGCATGGCCTTGACCGCTTCATTCCGTATCGGCTCCTGATACGACAGCATCACCTCGGTCATCGCCCACACCAGCGCATCAGTCCGGTTAGGCGACCCCTCGCCCAGGAACCCCGCCGATGTCATCAGCACCATCTCATCCTCAAGCGGTGCCAAGCCTACGCCCACATGGCTAACACGCCCCTGCTCATACAAAGCAGCGATAGGCTCGGCACGCACCGACTTACCGCGGCTAGCTGTAACCTCCTTGTACGGCACGGACTTGTCCGCTGACCGGATCACAGCCTGTACCATCGCACCACCGAAGTTGCGCTCTGCAACGATGCGGTCAGCGCCCCAACGATGGTACGCCGTGATCGCCATGCGCGCCCAGCCGTCCGGCGACAGCTTGCACGTATTGTCAGCCAACACGTAGCCCCGGCCATCCACACCACGACCCGCAACAACGATACCAACGTCATCGCCTTCATCATCGCCGTCAGTACCGCTAGGATCGATAGCAACGACCACACGCGACATCTCAGGCACGTCCATCACCCGCGTATCGTCAAGCATCTTGCGGGTCCACATAGCACCCACAACATCGTCAACAATTTCGCCATCAAGCTCCTGCCGACCAAGGCGCGTGCCCTGGTAGCGCTCGATCATGGCATCAACAGCGCCAGCCGCAAGGTTCTGCTTGTTGTCCATCGTCTTGCCGCGGGTAATGCGCGTGGACTTGTCTTCCATCAGCCGACGAATGAACGGAATAGGCCGCGGCGTGGTGGTTGCCACGATCTGCGGCTTGTTGCCCAAGCGCAGCCCGAAGATAAGCTGATCCCACAATTCCTGCGCGCTTGGAAACTTGGCAGGCTCGTCCACCCAAGCCTTGTGATGCTGCGGTCCGCGCAGCTGGTCTGGCTCGCTGGCGTTGTAGCAAGTGGCAATTGACCCGTTAGGCCATGTCAGGCGACGCTTGGACGACTCATACAGCGGCTTGGTGCCCTCAGGATGCACCGCGAGAATGCCACTCTCGCCTTCCACCATGACATCCCGGCAATCTGCTGCGGTCAACCCCACAAGCGCAATGCGGCAAGGCTCAGCCTCTGCCCATTCCTTGACCAGCTCGGCCCCGGTGCGGGTCTTGCCCCACCCGCGGCCCGCAAGAATCAACCATGTCAGCCAATCACCTTCAGGCGCAAACTGGTCAGGACGGCCCCAAAAGCGCCAATCCTTCAGCAGTGCGGCCTGCACCTCATTGGACAGTTTCGCCAGTTCCTGCTGCTGCTGCTCCGGCGACAACCCCCGAAAATAGTCTGCTGCGGAAAGCTGCTGCATCTTCGGAAACCTTCTGTTCGAACTGGATAGCTTCACCATCCTTGCCGGTAATCTCAGTCTGAACCGGAATGATCTTTGGCCAGATCGTGGCGTAGAACACCTTCAGGTTCTCGTCTTCAGCCTGCGCCCATGCCACCAGTCCAGCAGTGCCGCCAAGCTCATCGAATGCCTGTGCAATGGCCTGCTTGGCCAAGATGGTATTCTTGTTCGGCACGCCCTTGGGACGACCCTTGCCAGCGTTGGTGAGATTCTCGACCCGGCCTTGTACCTTGCCTCTATTTTGCTGGCTCATCAACCTTCTTCCCAAACAATCTCAGCGGTTTCCATGTCCACGACATGCCACCAACTCCATGTCGTATTAAACACCTTAGCCGCCTCTATAGCTTTCTCACGTGTCTCATACGCGCCAACATAATCGTGCCAACCGCCACTAGGGCAGTACGCTTCGCCAGCGAACAGGAGATACCTCACTTGCTTACCGTAAATTTCTGAAGCTGCTTACTCCACCGCGGCTTCCAAACCTGATACCACTTGCGCTTGACGCTTACATACATGGTGATCGTATCGCCTGACTTGATGCTGCTGGTAGCTGGTACAAGCTCAATCACTTCACCGCTCCAAACATCCTAAGCGCCTTAGCCTTAATCCCATCATACCACTTGGGATGCTCTACAACGCGAATTTGACAAACAAGTGAGCCATCCGATCCCTTGCCCACAGAACGCGCGGCGAACGTAACATCGCCGTAAGTCATGGTGATTTCTTCCCCATCATCCCTTACCTGCGATTCAAGGTATTTGTACATCCTCATTCGCATAACAGGATCAGGGCCGTGCATCACTTCACCGCCTCAATAAACCCGGACCGCCGCAACGACTGAATCCGCTTCCTAACAGACATGTTGGTTCGGGACATGCAGGCGGCAATATCCTCTCTGCGACAGTTACTGACAACCATATCCTTAAGATACTGATCATCCTCAGCCGTCCAAGCCCCCTCCCGAATACCCATAGCCCGCTGCCGGTATGATTGCTCCTGCGTCGACAAAGGTCGCACGCACTCGATAGCGCTGCAAAGATCCAGGATCATGATTGAGATATCTTTGTTCATGATGTCACTGTGCCACGTTCGCATGATTAGCGCAAGCCTCCATAAGCTTCCGTGCCTGAATCAAATGATAAGCGATCTGCGTATGCTCAGCGGACATCCACGTATCCCCCGCCAGCTTATATCCATGCGCCCGTGCCATGTGCTTATCCGCGGCGATCTTGAGTGCGTCGGTGGTCATGTTAGCCGCTCCTTAAATTTCTTCGAGGTTGTCGAGGTGAGCCTTCAAGCAATCTTCCTGCCACGTCATCGATCCAAAAGCTTGCGCCCACATGATCCATTGGTCTGCAGCCATGCGATTGGCGAAGCTGGTTTCCTCGAAAGCAGCTACGAGTGCAGCGCCGTTATCATAATGGCGGTCGAGGAATGCTGGGCGGTCCATCGTCTGTCTCCTGTGTCTCTCTGCGACTATGTGTGCCACGGTTCGCGCGGCAGCACAAGCTTTTTCTTCTACCCCATTCCAATCTGGAAAACCTGTCCGCCTCCCCAAAGCATTCCCCATACAAAGCCCCCCCCCTTTAGGGGGGGCTTGTTTGGGGATTTGGGGATGGACGGTTTTCCGCCATTTTAAATCCCAAATCCCCAAACCAATCCCCAAATAAAAAACGCTATGGGGAAACGCCCAAAGCGGTCTGCGCAGCCTCCATATTAGCCCTCAAACCCTTCGCAGGGCGGCCCTTGAGACAGTCGTGATACTCCATGTCCTCGATCAAACCCTTCTCCAGAAGTGTGCGAATAATGGTGTTAGCCTCGACTTCCTCAACGCCCATCATGTCGCAAATCAGGTGGCCAATCCAGCGCTTGGAACCGCCAGAACGCGACCGACCGAACGGCTGGTCAGTAGCAACGCCATCCTCATCCACATAGCCATCCTCCACCGCCTTAAGCAGCTTGGTAAGCTGTGCAGGCTCATACGCCCCCAGCCCTTCGGGATACCACGGAGACAGCGCCCCAACCTCGTCACCGCCGTCACTGCTGCCGCTAGGGCCATTCTGCAACGTGACCGAGATTTTCTCAAACCACGTTCGCGCACCAATCAGGCTGTTGTTGGATTTGGCGTCATCGTACCGCACGTATTTGAAACGCTGGTCCTCGTTGACATTCAGTGCCGACGCCTCGCCTTTGGACATGACGAACAGCGTAGCAGCCAGGCGCGCGCTGTTGACGATTGCGCCGCCACCACGGATCACGTCGGCAGAACCAGCCTTATCCTCTGACCCCTTGGTGGTGTGATGGACGAGATAGACCGCAGCACCTGTTGGCCTGGCGATCTTGTCGCGCCATATTTTCATGGCCCATTTCGTATCACCATTGCTGTTTTCGTCCCCGTCGAACGTCTCCGCAAACGGGTCCACGATCACCACGTCAATCTGGAAATGCTTGATGACCTCCACCAGCTCATCTACCAGCGGTGTTGCTACCTGCGACTTTTTGAGCGGGTCCGCTGTCGCCATCAGGATATTCTCAGGCGCATCCGCCAGCATGATCATGCCACGCTCAGCATCGAACCCCATCACCGTGCGTGCAGCCACCATGCGGCGGCGCTGTTCGGCGATGTCATCCTCCGCATTGATAATCAGCACGCGGCATTTCTTTTTGGGTTGCCATTTCGCCCAAGCATTCCCCGATGCTAGCATCAAGGCAAGCTGAAGCGTAAACACGGACTTACCCGTACCACCTGGAGCCGCAAGAATATGCGTTGCACCCGCAAGTAACGCCCCCGGCACGATCCACGGACGCAGCGGAATATCCGCCTCCTTGAAGTCCATGGCGTCCACAAATGATATGGCACAAGCAGGGGCTTCTGGTGGCGGCGCGGTGCGATTGCCGTAATCGATCAACCCTTGCCGGAATGTTGCCGCTACTGCGTCAACGCCCTGCTCTACCATTTGATCGTTGAAGTCATCGCCCTTGTTGAGCGCGGGCGGGAAGATCACGGGAACGTCCAGTTCACGGCCCAAACGCTGCATGGCATCAAGTGCCTTGCGGTCCGCAGCGATGACAACCGAAAGGCCAAGGCCCATCATCTCGCGCGCAATCGCTTCGATCTGGTAGCAGCTAAATGCCACAACTACCTTGTCTGCGGTTGCCTCGAAGATCGATACGCCGGTTGCGAATCCTTCGCATATGATGACCCGGCCCATTGCGTAGCCGATGTAATATCGCCCGCCGACTGTTGGAGCGTCCTTCTGGAATAGCTTTTTCTCGCCCTCTTCAGGCGGAATAGACTGCACGTTGATAAGGTTGCCTTCTGCATCCCATAACGGCACAAGCAAGTTTTTGCCCTCAGCACGCGCGCCCCATGGCGCAATTTGCTTGCGGTCCAGATAGCCGTTCGCACCATCGATCGGCGTGGCGCGCTCCCACCTACGTTCGGCGTGCGCAATAGATGCCGCGCGCGCCGCGGCATTCTTACGCTCCTCTTCCTCTTTCCACTTACGGCGCGCTTCCCGGTCCTCTTCCGTGAGTTCGATCGCCTTGCCGCCTGTAAGCTGCGCGATTGCTTCGGGTGCGGACATTCCGCCCATCTTGGCAACGAAATCGATCACGTCCCCGTGTTCGCCGCATCCGAAACAATGCCAGCTTTCGTCGTTCTCCTTGAACTTCAGGCTTGGCGAGTTTTCGTGGTGGAATGGGCACAACGCCTCATACCAGCCAGCCGACTTGCGGATTTTAAGCGCCTTCCCGATGACCTCGGTCAACGGGTACGTCTGTTTGATCGCAGCGAAATCGTAGCCCCTCATGCCGACGCGCCCGTCTTAGGGATTACATTCCCCCAGAGATTGTAACGACCCAGATCATAGGCCAAAAGAAACTCTTTCCTTTCCTGCTTTTTGCGCAACGTAAGCTCCTTCTGGGAAAGATTCGGGTAGCGATCAAAGCATTTAAAAAATGCGTCACGAACGAGAGCGATATCTGGATACCACTCGTTTTTCAGTACAAAATCCGCGCACATTTTATGGATATCCTGCTCTAGAGCGATTGAGCCGTTTCGTTCGGCCAAACACTCCACCTCAAAAGGCATACTTCGATTCAACGAATAAAGCCTGCTAGCGAAATTTTCGCTGTAGCCGACCTTTAGGAAGGGCATGCCGACTAACTTGCAAAGATAGATCACCGCGCTTTCTCCGCCATCACCACCTTAATCTGGTACACGCGCAACTCAGGAACCATCTCTCCCCACTGGTGGATTGCCTGCTCCGAAATGCCGAGCGCTTCTGCCAGCTTGCGAGTGCCGCCAAACGCCTTGATCGCCTCATCTTTCGTCATTTTCAAAATTCCTTCAAAAGCACGCTTGACAATCCCACTTGGGTAAGCGATTGTCAAGGGGCAAGCAAAGAAGGAGTCCACGAAAAATGAGTATCCTAGCCACTGGTCGGGTACCTACCAAACGACCGCTTATCGCCACGCTGGTTGGCGGACCCAATACCGGCAAGTCATCCCTCGCCTGCACCTTCAAGAAGCCGTACATGTTGCGGACTGAAGGCGAGAACCTGCCATCCGATATCCCGGATGCGCGCCTGCCTGCAGGTCCTGACGAGCCGCTGCAGAGCGTCGATGATCTGTGGTCGCAGCTGAAAGCCCTGCATGAAGACGAACATGATTTCGCAACGCTGATCCTCGACAGCACCAGCGGCCTGGACGAGCTGTTCGCCAATGCCGTGATGAAGGAAAGTGGCAAGAACACGCTGGCCACTGCGCTTGGCGGCTACGGCGCTGGCTATGAGGCGGTTGCTGCCATGCATGGCAAGGTGCGCCGTATGGCAGAGAACCTGCGCCGTGACCGCGGTATGTCCACGGTGTTCCTTGCACACAGCGATATCGTGCGGATCGAGCCGCCAGACAGTGAGGGCTACACCTCGCACTCGCTACGGCTGCACAAGAAGTCCATCCGGCATTACGTTGATAGCGTCGACCTTGTTGGCTTCATCAAGCAGGAAACCATCCTGCGTGGCGAGGAAGGGCAAAAGAAAGCCATTACCACGAACGGGCGCGTTCTGGTCGCATATCTGACGCCTGCCAACGTCAGCAAGAACCGCATGGGCATCACCGAGGATCTGCCGTTCGAGTTTGGCGAGAACCC